AAACAGAAGCAAAGACACCAGAATAGATGCTTTGATCATAGACGAAGCTCAAGACAGTAATGTACCACAGATTGAAGCTATAAAGAAAATGTCAACTAATGTAAAAGATGGAAATTTTTATATGGTAGGGGATGCTGATCAAACAATTTTTGAGTTCTCAGGGTCAGACCCAGAGTATTTTCACAATTTATCAAAGGATGCAGAAGAATTAGAGAATGGTAAAAGATGTGGCGAGACAATTAATAATATTTGTAAACAGATTATAAAACCTATTTGGAATCACTATGGTTATGAAAGAACCTGGACTCCAGCTATATATACTGAAAGACATTTACAACAGGGGAAGATAGAAGAAGGGTTTAAAGTAGGAGACACTATTAAAGGTAAAAGTTTTTATCTACCCAATCTTACAGGGTCAAGTGCACTAGATTATCTTTTAAATAAAATTCAAGAAACAAAACAAACATTCTTATTTACTTACCGACAGACACCAGGTGATCTAAGAGTGAGACAGTTCTTTAAACAGAACGCTATAGAATTTTCTCATGTGAAAAATCAAGCGTATGTTTCTAAAAAAGAAATAAAATGTCATTATCTTTGGCCTAAGTTTCTGGCAGGAGAACCTATGAGTCTTACACAGATAAAAGCTTTTTGGGATTACATGGGGAGTAAAGTAATAGTTAGAGGTAAGTCAAAAGACAAAGACCCTTTTAAAGATTGGATTAAAAAAGATTATACTGTTGATTATTTAATTAAAGAAAAGTTTTTAAAAGAAGATGCAAGACAACATGATAGTTATGATCTTGTTAGAAAGAAGACAGATGAAGATAGATTAATTTATATCAATAGGATTATTAAAAAAGGTTTTGATTTTGATGGAGATGTCAGAATTAAATACGGCAACATACACGATGTTAAGGGACTAACGTTTGATAACGTTATTGTAGATGAAAGTTTACATCGTCCTGAAAACTACTTTACCCAACTAAGATTAAAGTACACTGCTTACAGTAGAGGTATCTTTGATTGTTGGACATTAGCAACCCATTCAAAAAGTAAAAGGAGGTTAGGAATAAGATGAGCGCATACAAAAAACAAATCGGAGGATCACATTATAAATCGATGGCCATGCAGCCAAGTGAGTTTATAAATAAGAACAGGTTGCCCTTTGCAGAAGGATCAGCTATAAAGTACATATGCAGACATGCAGCGAAAGGGAAAGAGCAAGACATTGATAAAGCAATTCATTACTTAGAAATGATAAAAGAAAGGGATTACAAATAATGTGTAGTGCACCGTCATTAAAAGATTTAGATCTTACAGATGTAACAACCGTAGCTGTCGACTTAGAGACATACGATCCATCGCTGAAGAAACACGGATCAGGGGCCATCAGAGGAGAAGGTTTTGTTTGTGGTATTGCTATCGCAACAGATAAACAAACTGTTTATTATCCAATAGCCCATGCCATGACAGATAATTTAGACCCGACTACAACATGGAAATATCTAAACGAAAAGTTATTTCAAAATGAAAACATTGCAAAAGTATTTCACAATGCAATGTATGACGTATGTTGGATTAGAGCTGTAACAGGTATGATGCCTAAGGGAAAACTTCTTGATACTATGATAGCGGCATCGGTGCTTGATGAAACAAGAATGAGATACTCTTTAGATTCAATCAGTAAAGATTATTTAAAAGAGTCTAAATATAAATATGATCTACAAGAAAAATCTTTAGCAGAGTTTGGTATTAAAGACCCTATGAGTAACATGCATAAATTATCTTATTCATTAGTAAAAGAATATGCAGAGCAAGATGTTAATCTAACACTTAAGTTATGGAACATATTTGAAAAAAAATTAAATGAAGTATTATATATAAATACAGATACAAATGAAAACAAAACTTGTAAAAATATTTTTGATTTAGAGACAAAATTATTTCCATGTTTAGTTGACATGAAGTTTAAAGGCGTTAGAATTGATACCCAAAAAGCTGAAAAACTAGGTAAGCTTTTAGAGAAAAGAAGAGACAACTTATTAAAAATAATTAAAGCAAGAACAGGTGTTGATGTAGAGATATGGGCTTCAGCCTCAATCAAAAAACTTTTAGATCAACAAAGAATTACAGACTATCAAAAGACTCCCAAGTCTGGAATGCCTCAGTTACCTAAGAATTATTTAAAGACACATTCAAATCGTTTCTTACGTATGATTGCTAAAGCAAGAGAGTGTGACAAAGCTAAGGGAGCTTTTGTGGAAGGTTTATTAAGTTATGTTCATAAAGGTAGAATACATGCTGACATCAATCAAATAAGATCTGATCAAGGAGGAACAGTTACTGGAAGATTCTCTATGTCTAATCCTAATCTACAGCAGATACCTGCAAGAGGATTCATCGGTAAGAAGATGAGAGAACTATTTATTCCTGAACAAGGACAAGAATGGGGATCGTTTGACTACTCACAACAAGAACCAAGAATCGTTGTACACTATGCTTTGAAATTAGGTTTGCCAGGTACTGACAGTTTAGAAGAAGAGTTTAATAAAGACGATGCAGACTTTCATCAGATTGTAGCAGACATGGCTAACATACCAAGGACCACGGCTAAAACAATTAACTTAGGATTGTTCTATGGTATGGGTAAATTAAAATTAGAAAAAGAATTAAACTTATCAAAAAAAGAAGCTAATGTTTTGTTTAATACTTATCATAAAAAAGTCCCTTTTGTTAAATTATTATCACAAACTTTAATTACATTTGCTGAAGATCATAAACTTCTTTACACATTAGGAGATAGGTTTTGTAGATTTAATAAATGGGAAACTAGAGATAGGAAATGGAATGATGACATTAAAAGATTTGAACCTGTACCTATCCTAACTGAAGAAGAAGCGAAGACAGCTTTCAAAGCAGAACTATTAGAAAAATATAAAGGTAAAGTTGTTGATAATTATATGAAAGATTTTAAATATAATTATAAGCCAGCTTTTACTTACAAAGCTTTGAATAGATTAATACAAGGATCCGCAGCTGATATGACAAAAAAAGCTATGGTTCAATTGTATGAGAGGGGCATTTTACCTCAGATACAAATTCACGATGAATTGTGTTTATCTATAAAAGATGATAAAGAAAAAGAAACAATAAAAAATGTAATGGAAAAGTCCCTTCCTTTACTTATTAAAAACAAAGTTAATTGTTTGACAGGAAGTAGTTGGGGTGACTGTAAAAAATGAGGTTAACTTATGGCTTATTTAAATGCAAACATACCGGTAACTTATGCACAAATTAAGAGAGAATATTTATATGATCTTAAAAAACATCATGGTGAAGTTGAAGACTGTATTATTTTTGGTTTATCGGCTATTACGGGGCGTAGTGTGCTTTTTCATTGTATTATGGAAAATGGAGCTGTCTTCTATCGTCTCCCGATATCTGCATTCATTCAAAGAGGTTTTAAACCGGAAGATGTTCCTAGGCGTAGACTTGATGAGCTACAGCTTTGGAATTGTTTTAGTTACTATCCTGCTGTTACTAATTGGGATATTTTAGAATCACAAGCAGGCAAATACATAGGAAAAGATAAGAAATGGCATCCTGGTAAATATTTATTTACGGTTGACTTTGCCCACCCTGAAGCTAATATATTAGATACGGATCACTCAGAGATACCGCACGAGCATAAATGTGCTCACATCATAGCCCTTGACGATGGGAACTATGCAGCACAACCTAACAACAGATGCATTTGGGATATACCTTCATTTACAGTGAAAGATAATATTCCTGATTGGAAAGTGCAAACTTCTGAGTGGAATGTTGAAAACACAAGTAAGTGGAAGACTGAGGACACAGATAACTTCTTCTACGAAATTGAGGAGAAAAAAAATGATTGAAAAATGTAAAAATATTTGTTGCAAAATTTGGGATAAAGCAAAACAACTTTGGAACAAGTGGGTAGACTGGGTGTTTAAAGGTTTTTATAAGTAATGAAAAAAACAAAAAGTAAATTAGAGTGGTTTAAGAAAAATATTGTAATTGTTCCTGTTGTTGCAGCAATTATAGCAGGAACATTTACATCGGTAAGATATGTATTATCTTTAACAGACACTATTACAGCAAATCAAGAAACTATTTTTAAGATGGAGTCTAAAATAACTAACTCCACAGCAGATATTAACGACCTTAAACAAAGACTGTCCGCAGCAGAAGCAACATGGTCTATGGCAGAAAATTTATATAGAC